AAGCCCTGCTGCACCATCGGCTGGCCGACAATGAGCGTTTCCGCCTCGCCCTGCCCGTTCACGATGCGCGCGATACGACCGGGACGCTTGCCGTAGATGGGATAGAGCAGGTTGTTGATGATCTGCCCCTCGTAGCGCATGGACCGCTTGAGATTGTCCATGAAGTTCGACGTCGACTGTGAGGCCTGATCGCGCAGCAGTCCGGCGTGTTTCGCGCTCTTGACGCTGCTGTCGGTCTGGCCGCGCGCCGGGTCGCTGACCGACACGTCCTGCAACGCGTCATCGAACATCTGGATACCGGCCACGATGGGCGAGATGGCCGAATTGCTGCGCGCCAACACCGTGGGAGGACCGGACGCCTGCTGGTCCTCCAGATTCTTCATCTTGAACGGCAACCACGGCAACGCGCGGGTCGTGGCCGCCTTCCACCACGCCTCGTAGCCTTCGATCGTGCCCTCTTCGATGAGCGGCGGGTCGATCGGCGTCAGCGCGACGAGCTCGACCAATTTCGACACCATCGCGTTGAAGCCCTGCCCCGGCTCGCGCATCGGGCGCACCATGCCCTCGGCGCGGCGTTCCGCGTCGTAGGGGTGCAGCTCCTCGCCCAGCACCTTGACGATCGGCATGTCGGGACCGGGCCAATCCGTCTCCTCGAGCACGTCATCGTCACAGCCGTCGATCTTGCACCACTTGATCGACTTCTGGATATCCTCCCACTCGTCCACGATCTGCTCGTCCGGCACATCGTCCGGCAGTTCGTCCTTCCAGACGTCGGTGCCGTCCGCGAGCGCGCACACCGTGCGGGCCTTGCGTTCGGTATACCAGAAGTCGACCACCAGCACCGCGCGCGTATCAAGGTCGCCCTTCTCGCCCTTATACCAATCGGGCTGCTCAGCGCCGAGCGATTCCCAGTCGCTATCCGCCGCATCGGTGAGCCGGTTATCCTTGCCGTTGCGCTTCCCGTATTCCGCCGTGTAGCGGCGCCACGGCACCCACGTGCGCACGATCGCCCACTCGGCATCGCTCCCGTCCGGCTGCTCGTGCGCGGGGTCCAGACCGACCGACGACTGGTCGTAGTAGCGAATAACGTAAATTTCCTGATCGCGCGTCTTACCCGGCACGCGCCGCGTCATCACGCCGTAATAGCCGCGCCCCGCAATCGTCGCGCGCGAGAATGCCCATGTCCGCGCATCGGCGGCTTCGGACTCGCGCTGAATCCGACGCGTCAGCCCTTCGCGGAGCGTGATCTCGGTTTCATCGACCGGCCCGGTCAGGTCCCCGAAGTCGTCCGCCGGCACAATCTCAATCGCGATGTCGCTGCCGCGCTCTTGGTTGAGCACCGTCCGCACCGGCTCGCGCGTTTTGTTGATCGTGATGCAGGGACGCGCGGGCACGGGTGGCAGGCCGTCCGCGTTGCCATCGGGCAGGCCCTTGCGCGCGTTGCGGATCTCTTCTGGCCACTGGTTGCCGTCGTAGAACTCGATGTCCTCCAGTTCGCGCTTCAGTTGCTTCTCGTCGGCGTCGATCCACTGCTTGTGGCAGTCGCGGGCGCGCTTGAGCAGTTTCTTTGTCTGCGCGGCGGTGCGGCGCTTCACTTGGCGGGAGGGTGTGGGCGGGGCTGGGGCCTCAGCGGATTCCGGCGCTTCGGTGGGAGGGTAGGCCATTAGCGCGCCTGCCACCACTTGCCGTGACACTCACGGCTGCGAACGGTCGATGTGTGATTCCATGCGTTCGCGCCAATCTTGTCGTCGTGACCGCTCTGCTGAGGCGCGTGGCATTCTTCGGAATAGGGCAGCTTCACTGCGTGTGCGCAGTCCTTACAGAACGCCGGAACGGGCTTGGTCTGCAACTCCACTAACTGAGCGATCTGCCTTCCGCGGACTATTTCGATCGCATCTCTCGCGCGCAGTTCATCGATCGCGACGGTGTAGTCGTCAAGAGTCGGCACGGGCTGGCCGTGGTCCGCCGTGATGTCAATCATCGCGAGCAGTTCGCTCTGCGTCATGACTGCGCCGCCTTCAACCGCGCCTCGCCGCGCGCCGTGAGCCACACGTCCGGCACGTCTCCAGGCTGCACGCCCTTGACGATCTGGATGTCTGCCCCAGGGATGCTCCCGTTCGTGCTCACGACCGCCACGAGGCCATGAGACGCGAACAGGGCCGTGAGCTCATCGCGCTTCGCGTGGGCGGCGGTGCGGGGCGGCCGGCTCGGCGTGCGGGTTACTGGTGACATGCCGCCGCTCGGGATGTCGCGACATGCTGCCGCAACGCGCGGACAGCCAACTCGGCAGACCGCGCCTCAACGACGTAGCCGCAGGGGCAACTCACGACGACGCTCACGCCGACACCAGCCAGTCGCGCATGCGCTGAGACACCGTCACGGTCTGGCCGCGCGCGTCCTCCACCGACAGGACCAGCGTGGCGTCTGGCGACAAGACGCGGTCCTTCGGCAGTCGCACGTAGAACAGCAAACGCCCCTGAATAGGCGCCGGTCCGACAGGATTTTCGACCGTTGTGCGCTCAAGGTTGAAGTCTACTGACGTGAACACGCGTTTGGTATCGCCGCTGAGCGTGAGCCGTTCCGGCGCCGCAGAGAGTTGCGCGCGCGAGTCTTGTCCATCTACCGTCACGACCAGCGACCAATCTGTCGCGATGCTCGGCTCGTCGCCGATGTTGCGGATGCGCGCGAGTAACGCCACGCCGGTCAACATGGCGTCGGAGTCGGGCACGAACACGTCCGCGCCAAGCATGGACAACTTGAGTCGCGCGGTCACCGTCCCACCACCAGCCAGCGCAGCCGCTGCCAGCGTGTGCGCGAACGGTCGACGACGATGGCGCGCTCGATGGCGTCCATGCGCTCGGACACCTCAGCGTGACGCGTATTGTTCAGCGCGCTATCGCTGTGCGTAAACGTGCGGTGCGACTTGTGCGCCTCAACCAGCGTGCGCAGCGTCACCGCCATCGCATCGACCGCCGCGATGTAGGCGATCCGCTGCTGCTCGCGCTCGGACGCGCTGAGGGGGCGATCGATCTGGTGGGGATGACGCGGGATGGGAATTGGCCGGCCCTCGCTGATAGACTTCGCCTCAGCGGTCTGCCACGCACGATCCAGTATCGGCCGTCCGTTGCCTGTGCTCATCGGTTCGCGCATCCTACCACGATTTTACCCGGCCCAACTCATGTCGCCGCTCGGCTGACGATGGCCGCCGCCCGTGTGCGCGACGACACGCTTCCGTGGCGCCTCACTCCCGAAGTTCAGCTCCAGATATTGCGTGCAGACCTGCCCATGCTCATACCAGCCGTCCGCCTTCGGTTTGCGGACTTGCTTGTTCCCGACCGACACCATGTGCTCGTCCCACACGTAACCCGCCTCGAATCCGTCCGCCAGGAAGCGGTCCAAATTCGTCGCCTGCTCGCTGATGGTCAGCCACCGCTCCGGATCCGCGTTGATGGCGAACGCCTCGTGTCGGTCCGCCGCGCGCCGTCGCATATGCCCTGACAGCCGCTCCACCGCGGCCAACCGCATCATAGGCGAGTTGCTGTCCTGCTGATAGACCGGCCGCATGCCCTTTGCGCGCATGATCTGGCCCATGTCGACGCCGATCGGGTTCGACGCGCCGGCCGGGTCGCAGCACTCTTTGATTCCGACCGGCGACGGGAACCACTGCGCGCGGTAACGCAACACGAGGTCGAGAAAGTCGTCCAGATACAGCGATTGGCCGAGAATGCCGCCCAGATACCGCACCTGCCCAAGCGGCGACACCTGACGCCACACAACGCAGGGATGATGCTTCCCAAAGTCCATGCCCTGCTCGAGCGGGAGCCGCGGATCGTAGTCGAGCGCCACCTCGTGCAGCGCCCGGACGAACGCGCCCTTATAGACCGGCTCGCCCGTGACGTTCATGCCGCGCTGGCCGAGGATGACGGAGCGGTGCTTCGCGTGGTCGGGCGGATACATCCGGAGCGCCGCCTCGAGCAGTGAGACCGGCAGATTGTGCGCGTTGTCGTAGATGCTGATCGCGTAGTAGCGCCGGCCGGGGATGTTGTTCGCGACCGGGAACTGCCGCGCCAAGTAGTGCGTGACGTTCGGCGGGTTCGGGCTGAACGTGAGCTGATGCGGAAAGCCTGGTTGCCGGAGACGCAGCCGGAGCTCGCCGCTGAAGTCCTCGGGCAACTCCTCGGTCTGGTCGAGGTAGATGCGCCCCACGCCCATGCCGCGCATCTTCGAGTAGCGGCTCAGCGCGTCCGGCGACTTGAGCCCGTAGCTGAACGCCTTGCTCCCGTTCGGGAACTCGTAGCACAGTTCCTTGGCGTCCCAGCGCGGAATGCAGCCCGCCTGCTGGCACACGTCCTCGAAGGCGGGGCGAACCTTGGTCTGTGTCTCTCCGTCGCCGTAGCGGCCCAGCCAGCCCCAAATACCGGGCATCTCCTGAAAGGCGTTGAACTCCTTCCAGCAGCAGGCTGTGGTTTTGCCGCTGGACAGGGCGCCCTCAAGGTCTACCTCAGCCGTGGTATCGCGCATGAAGTCCGCGATCGGCCCGCGCCAGCGCATGGTGACGGTGCGGGTTTCAGGCATTGGCGTCCTGCGACAGACGCGCCCAGTGACAGGCCCACCGCGTGAGTTGCACGATGACATCCACGGACGCTCCGCGGTCGCTTTTGCGCTTTGGCTGAAGATAGGCAACGACGTAACGGCCCGCTGCC